AGAAAAATGGTGGCTTCCACGCGATACGGGATGATTTCTGCGCTGCGAACCGTAAGACGGTCAGCCACCGGGCGGACGTTCTCACTGTTCAGAGCTTTTTCCACCACATCCAGCAGGTCTTTTTCTGCTGTTCCGTCGCCTTCGCGGCTAAGGACAGTCAGCACCACCTCTGCAGGAGCCGGACTGGTTGCACTGGCATCCGCCACCCGACCGTCGGCGCTTCGGGCATGAAATTCATAAGCTGCGGTTGGCCCCGCAACTGAAAGCCCCTCAAAGGCTGCAGGCACACGCAGGCGTAACGCTTCATCGCTTTCCATCACAGCCGCAACGGGCGGCACAGCGTCATTATCAGCAGGCGTCACCGTCAGGCGTTTCACGTTGTAGTTGGCAGCGATCTGGTCAAGATCGCCGCCCATCGCGTAAGCCACCATTACCGCCTGCGCGGCTTCGTTAATGCGCTGGCGCAGAAGCAACTCACGGTAAGCGTTCTCCTGCAACAATTTGGTGACGGGTTCAGATTCCAGTTCCAGCGTGCGGATCACTGCTTCCTGCCCATCTTTCGGATGAAGCGCAACAAATTCGGCCTTGCGTTCGGCAAGCAGCGTCTCAAAGTCCGGCACATCGACAATCTGCGGCGCAGGCAACTGCGAAAGGTCAATCACTGCCATTCTCTGCTCCTGTTGATACGGAAAGGGAAACAGGCACACCGTTATTACGCCGCCCGGTCAGCCCCACCACCATTGAACCGTCAAAATTGCTTTTAATGGTGATGGAATCCAGCGTCAGCCGTGGCTCCCAGCGACTCAGCGCCACATACACTGCCGACATGACCTGCAGGCGTAATGCCGGATTTTGTGGCTGGTCTATCAGTGCCGACAGCAGGGAACCATATTCCCGACGGGCAATGCGGCTACCCTGCGGCGTCAGCAAAATGTCCCGCACCGACTGGCGCAGATGGTCAATATCAGTAATGGCTTTACCGCTGGTATTGTTCATCCCGCTATAAAGCGTCATACCGGGCCTCCGGTTGTGTCGCCGCCTTTCAGGACGCCAGTATGCTGATGTGCATCAACCACAATTCCGTTAGAACTCATTGCACCGCCGCCCTGGGTAACACCACCATTGATCACTACTTCGCTGTTAATGCGTGTGCGGTCAGCCTCCAGTACAAACTCACTGGTTTTCAGGGTGATGTTGTCGGCAGCTTCAATGACCATGGATTTGATTCCCCTGACATACCAGCGCCCGGTAGCGGGTTCGTATTCAAACCAGCCACCGTCAGGATGTTCTGTCACACAGGCGTCCACCGACGCCGACGGTGGTGCGAACTGATTCGAATAGACAGCGGGCAGCGCAAAGGCGGTTTCCAGATTACCGCCCAGACTCAGCAGCACCACCTGCTCACCTTCCGATGGTCGCCACCATGTGCGGGCATTACCCGCGCGCAGCGTCAGCCAGTTAATCCAGTTGGTTTCAAGGTCGCCCGTTTTCACCCGACAAAGCCAGTGTTCCCGGTCCACTTCGGTGACTACACCAGTGCGGATCAGGTTGGTGATAAGGCGCATGATTTCGGTTAATTGTGCGTTCATAATTTAATCATGCCGAGATAAGATTGATAAAAAAACTCTTTAGTTTTGTGCCAGTTATGATACAAAGTGCATTTACTCATGGACTAAATAAAGGATTCCTATGTTTAGATTATCTAGTGTCAAGATTGAAGGTTTTTGGGGAAGACTAAATGCATCATGTTCATTTAATGAAGATGTAAATATTATTATTGGTCGAAATGGGACCGGTAAAACAACCTTTATGAATATTCTTCACTCAGTTCTGGCATTAGAACTCGAATCACTAAATGAGAATAGTTTTGATAATGTAACAATAAAAATAAAAGAAGGAAGCAAAACTAAAACAATAAAAGTTGTGAGTAAATTTGACATAACTAAAGCTTTGCCTACGTTTGAATATACAATTTCTAGAAAGAAATATATTATCAGATCCTTTGAAGATCGTAGACTACCTATATATATGAGGAGAAAATATCAGGAAGACGTTGAAAAACTTAAATTAGAGTTAGATAAATTAGTTGCTTTATCTTCTCTATCAGTTTACCGACTTAGAAGCGGTGAAGATTTTGAAATCAGAGACAAATATGGCTCAAAATTAATCAACCCTGTTGATTACCGATTAGAACAATTATTGCAGAACCTAACAAAATATCAACTTTATTTATCACAAAGAGCTCGTGATGTTTCTGCAATATTACAGAAAGAGGTTCTTGCTTCTATTCTTTATAGTAAAGAAGATGGTATCGATGACACATTTAACTTTTCTTTTGATAAAGAAAAAGAACGTAGAAATTTAATAGCTGCATATTCTCAGCTTGGAGCTTTTGATAGTGATGTCAGAAAGAAGATTAACTTTCACGTTGAATCTATTGCCAAAACATTTGAAGAATTACGACTTGCAGAAAAAAACAACAGAAATATTTTAAATGTAGATTACAGATCATTTGAGGCATTACGAAAGACGCAAAGAATTATAAAGATGTCTTTAAAATCCGAGGAGAAAATAAAAAACATATTTCTTCCTATAAATCTATTTTTAGAAACATTACATGAGTTCATAACCGATAAAAAATTTAATTTTATCTCCGGTGAGCTAGTAATAGAAAACGAGCATGGGCCGATTAGCCATAGTAATTTATCGTCTGGTGAAAAACAGCTATTAATTCTTTTTATTGAAACTTTGCTACAGCAAAACAAACCTTTCATCTATCTTACTGATGAACCAGAATTATCGCTACATATTGCATGGCAACGAAAAATAATACCTGCAATCAAACAACTTAATCCTAATGCGCAAATTATCGCCGCTACGCATTCACCAGAAGTGGCTTCTAAATATCGAAATGCAATCTTTGATATGGAGAAATTGGTTCATGGATGATTTCCATTATTCTGCCGAAGCAGAAAATGTAATGAATTTATTTTACCAAGCTGAAGCCATGGTTTATGTTGAAGGCCCAGATGATATTTGCTTTTGGGAAATCATCTTTAATAAAGCTAGTTCATTAAAGGTTGAAATCAAAGATGTTGGCGGCTGTGAAGAATTAAAAAAATATATTGATAGAGTTACTGATGAAGATCTTCAAATTATAATTGCATGTGATGCAGACTTCACTACATTTGAAAATGAGGAAAACGCTGATAGTCGCATTATAAAAACTTATGGGCACTCCATCGAAAACACGTTTATTGACAAAACAGGCATATATAAGGCAATAAAAACTCTCGGAAAATTACCTCAAAAGATAATGAACGATGTCAACGTCGATTCTTGGACAGAAGACTTTTATACCAAAATGGAACCCCTAATAAAACTTGATATATACAATCATATTTATAGAAAAGGCATTTCAGTTATTGGTGACAGTGCAGATCGTTTCATGAAATCTAGAAAATCAAATGAAATTTGCGAGCAAAAAATCACGAGTTACAAAAACACCATCATTGAAAAATTAGGTGTGGAACCAGATAACATCGATTCATCTTTCAAATCAAAATCGATAGAATACAGAAAGTGGCTTAGAGGTCATTTTCTTTTTTCTGCAGTACATAGGTACATTAGCACAACTGCAGAAAAAAATGGAAAAAAAGTATCCTTATCATATGAATCATTATATTCCAATTTAATGAATACATTTGAATCCAATTTTACCAATACTCATATTGAGTTTAATCATTACCACGAAAAAATTAAAGCCATAAATATGCCACACGAAATGAAATAAGAAAAAATACAGATGTATTTTTATATTATTTAGATAACCATTCAAATAGGGTATCCTTGATTTGATAATATTCTTTATCGTGGATACCCAATAGCTTACGCTCTGCGTAACGGACCTCAGGTCCTTTGCGACTGACGCGATCACGCAGGCCGTAGTGATGAACGCGGGCAATGCGCTGCACCTTGCCTTCAAACTGCACGCTGGCAGAATCGGCGCTGGCGGCAGTTTTCAGGTATTTTGTGGTGCGCAGCTTCGCAAACATCTGACGTTTAATGCGGCCTTTTTTACTGCGTGCTGTTACCCGTCGCGGTTCATAGCTGCTGCCGTCAGGGTTGCGCTGCATCCTGATATTCTGCTGCTGTGTCCGGCGAAGTTCCTGCGCCAGTTGGCGCATCATACGGCTTCTTGCGGCTGGCTCCAGATTCGCCAGCAAGGCACTCAGCCAGTCGTCCACCTTCTGCAATTCAGCCACGTTTCACCGTCCACATTTCTTCAGGTTCATCGGGTTCCGCTACAGCTTCAACGCTGGACACTGTGCCGTCAGTGCTGACCAGCACACGTTCCGTCAGTTGCAGGTTAAGGCTGATATCACAGACATCGTTGCGCAGAATATCCACCTCAAAGGTGAATAACTTTTCCCGTAAAGCGGGATTATTGATGGCATCGGGCTGGTTATCACGCAGCCACAGCAAAACCGGGGCCATCAACAGATTCTGGTCACCACTGAAATCCTCTATCACCACGTTCAGGGTGTAGCGGTACTCCCATGACATGGAGCTGGCCCCCGTGGCAACCAGCGAACCGTTATCCACAAACAGATGCAGTTTGTCCGGGTTATTACGGACATAAGGCACTGCTTTATTAAGGGCGTGGCGCAGGGATTGTGGTTTGTTCACTGTTTCGCTCCTGACACGCAATAATCATGTCCACTTTGTCTGCACAGACCGCCCAGGCGGCCTCCGTTTCATCCAGCAATGCGTTCAGATCACCGTTAGTGCGCGGCGCTGTCTGATCCAGCCGACACGGCGTCACTCGCGGACAACCACTGACGGTAAGCTGCACCTCCGGTGAGTGCCGGACGTTCCCGCAGCCGGATAATGTCAGCAGGCAAAGGAGTATCAGCCCAGCGGCGTAAATCCTCGTTCTCACGTTTCAGTTCCTCGATCCGGCGTTGTCGTTGTCTCAGCTGTGCGCTGGTCTGTTCTGCTTCGGCATAGAGCCGCGCCTGCTCCCGGTTATTAGTTTCAGTCAGAATGGACAGGCTGATAAGCTGGCTGTTGCTCTTTGCCAGTGCCTGACTTTTGCTCTGCAGCTCGTCTGCCTGCGTGCTGATGGTCTGGCTGGCATCAGCCAGCCGCCACGTCTGCCAGCCCAGCGCCGCCAGTAATAACGCCAGCACAACCAGCAGCAACCGGTTCATGCTGCTACCTGTTGCGCCATCTGATTACGGGTGATCCAGAAGGCAATAACGGTCAGTAGATAAAAGACCAGGGTAATAGCCCACCCCGTCCAGGCGAGACTTACGACAATCAGCAATCGCATCACCCAGCTGATAAATACGTTTTCTTTTCGGGTAATGGTCTTCAGCAAAGATGCCCTCAACTCCTGCCAGAGCGAGCCATTCTTAATTAACGCAGCCAGTGCTACCGGAATTACCGCCCATGTCAGTAAACAGGCTACCCAAACGCCGGACGCTGCCAGTACCGGAAAAATCCCCTGCGGATACACCATTGCTGCAATTAACAGCGCCATCCATAACATCAGAAACAGCCCGCTGATTAATTTCTTTTTCATTTCAGTTTGCTCCCTGTAAACACCAGGCCATCTCCCGCGCACGGCGGTTATCCAGCCCCTGATTAAACACACCTTTCACATAAACCCAGCGCGGTAACTGTCGGCACGCATCCGCCCAGCGCCGCTGATTGAGCAATTTCACCAGTGTGGAACTGCAGGCATTGCTAGTTCCCACGTTGAAGGCAAACGACACCGTAGCGTCATACACCTTCTGTGGTGGCTGTTGCTTCACACACCTTTCCAGTGCCCGCTCCACACGCAGCACGTTGGAGATCAGCCCTTCTGCTGCCTGTCGTTCCGTGATTGTTTTGCCGGGAATGACACCCGATGTATTACCAATGCCGTCGGTCCAGACACCCGCGCTGCACTGATACGGCTGCAGACGACAGCCTTCGTAATCGGCAATCAGTTTCAGCCCTTCCACGGACGTATGAAGCTGCTGAAAGCCCGGCAGCGTGGCAGCAATAGCCAGCACGGCCCCGACAAGGCAGCGTTTAACGACTGATGGATTCATAGTCCTCCCGCGAGATCTGCCCGTCGCGCAGAAGCTGGTAGGCTTTGTGTTTGTAGTACCAGTTGATAGCCAGCATCAGCACACCAATCATCAGGCCGCCCAGCGTTGAGATATCCTTGATGGACAAATCGCCCAGCCAGGCCAGCACGACGGCGATGCAATACGTGATAAAGGCGCTGATTCGCTCAAGCGTCATAATTCAGTCCCATAGCTGGACGGTCTGCACGGTGGTGGTCGGAATGTCCGGCAGCTCCACCTGCAGCCCGTGAGGTAAAAAGGGGCCGTATTCGGCAAGCCCCGGATTTGCCTTCAGTACCTGCTCCGTGACACCCTGCGTGCGCCCGTAATGACGCCAGCAAAGCGCGTCCACCGTGTCATACTGATGCGCACGCACTTTCATCAGATAAGCTCCACTGTGCAGTGCGGCGCATCCTGCACCCGGCTGATGGCCCAGCGGGCGTCACGCCACAAATCACCGCTTGCTTCCGCCAGTTCCTCGCCCCGCTTCACACCGGACGCCGTGGCGTCATAGTCCTGATAACGCTCGTTGAGCATGGCGCGTGCCCAGCAGTAAACCGCGTTGAAATAGTGCTGAATGCGCTCACTTTTGCCGTCCAGCTGTTCCGCCGGAACCTCAGCCAGCGACGCATACCCCAGCATCTGCTGACGTCTGCGAAACTCATACAGCTCTGCGTTGACCTCCGAAATTGCCGACAGCGCAACCTGCTTTAAACGCGGCTGCGTCACCGTGCCGTCAGTGCGCATCACACTGCGAAACTCCGACAGGTCCACATCAGGCCAGAACGGCGTATTTCTGATGATTTCCGCCTGTTCCGGTGCCTGTTCTGGCGCAACAAACTTCATGCTGCTTTCTCCTGAAATAAAGGGCGGTGGACGGGGTTTTGATGTGGCAGAGCCTTTCGCCACCCCGTGCCGCCCGTGCGCGGGGGCACGTTCTGTCAGCGGCTGTCATTGCGCAGTCTGCGCTCCAGCTGCTGTTTGTCTTTTTTCACGCCACAGCGGGGATCGAGCTGTAACGCATGGTTGAGATGATTAAGGGCGGAAGCCGGATTGCTTTCACTCAGGACTGCGCCAATCGCTTTATGCAGACGCGCCCGTGACTGGTCCGGCATATCCAGATCGTCTGTCAGTTCCAGCGTCTGCAGCAACAGATCAGCATCAAAGCCGGTGGCGGCAAGCATTGCGCTCTGCGCTGCGTCTGCCATTTCCTCTGCCAGCACGGTCTGCACGTTGCGGTTACCCAGCGGCATCACCCAGCTATGACGCAGGGCATGACGCCCGATCTCCAGCGCCCCGGCATAATCTCCGGCATCAATGCGCCACAGCATCACGTACATCAGCACGTCATCCTGCTGTGCGCCTCCGGCAGCCAGGACACCCTCCGCCCAGGCGGCGTACTTCGGCAGCAGCTCCACTTTGATTTCCGCTTTTTTGACCGTGGACTGAACGCCCTTGAGACGGCGGCGGTCTTCCGCCAGTTGCAGCAGCATCAGGTCATAGCCCGACGCGTGGCGAACACTGCCGCCCTCGCGGGCGGCCTGTTCAGCCTGAACGCGCAGGCGATGCTGCCGTGCGGGACTCAGGCTCATGGTTTATGCTCCGGCTTCTGCGGCGGTGCTGAAGTCGCCAATCTGGATGTTTTCCACCAGTGCTGCGCAGCGGTAGTCCTCAACCACATAGGCTTCGTTAACGGATTCAAAGTTTTCAATCCGGTCACGTTTCGGGTTGTCGATAACTGAACGGCGGCGGGTGTCTTCCTGCCAGTAGATGGACAGGTTATCCAGACGGGTGATCAGCAGCGCATTCGGCGGGAAGAACGGCGCACGCACGGCCTGCAGGCCACCCATGCGTTTCTGGCTGATGATCATATCGGCAGCCAGTTTTTCACTGTTTTCCTGCTCTTTGTTGACCAGCGGGAAATACTTATCAGACAACAGTTCACGACCGCAAATCACCACCATATCGTCATCGTCCTGGTAGACCACGTCGATAAGCTCATTAACGGCATCCATCACCACGGCGTCCAGGTTGGCATATTCGCCACCTTTACCGACTTTCACCGCGCCCGGTGTGGTTTCACCGCCCGTGGTGGTGCTGCCCATGACGTGATCCGGTGCATCCTCACGGATTTTCTGCAGCCAGCCTTTATTCACATCCTGCAGCAGCGGGTTTTCGCTACGGTTGGAGGTTTTCGCACGCTTCACGCCGTTAAAGCCGATCATGATGCGGTCCAGTGCCTGACGTTTCACGATGGCGTCACGGATACGCACCTGGAAATCCTGAAACTTCGCCCACAGGTCCAGCTTCGCGTAGGTCAGTACCGTGTCAAAGTTGGTCTGCTCGCATTTGTATTCCACATCGACCATCAGCGTAGGATCGACAGGTTCACGCTCTTTCGCGGTGGTGTCAGTGGTTCCGGCAATGGTGCTGCCAACACCCAGCCCCAGCAGCTGACCAGACTGCTCGGTCACTGGCGTGACGTTAATCAGCGTCAGGAAAGCGGCGGATTGCTGGATCTGGTCTTCCAGCGTCTGCTGCACAGACGGCTCCACGGTGAACTTGCTGGACAGTTCTTCAACTGCCACACCGTTCAGACACGCCAGCTGCTGCAGGTAAGCGTTAAAAGCAAAGCGGGTATTCTTCTTCATCAGGTTTTGTGCTCCATCAGCAATTGGTCAGAGTGTCAGCGGGGGCGTTACCGCCTGTTGCACGCTGGCGGTAGTCCTGGCGGCTGTCTTCATGACTCAGCTTA